CGACGATGAAAAAGACCGCTGCGTATCCCTTTTGGAGGAAGCGGCGGTCATCATCGACGCGTATAACGCCGGGGCGGACGCGGACCGCAAAAAGCTCGTTTCCTGCCGCATGGTGCGGCGCATTCTGGGCGACGGCGGCGGGAACGACGCGCCACTTTATCCGCTCGGATCCACGCAAGGCTCGGTGAGCGCCATGGGCTACTCCCAGAGCTGGACGATGGGCAGCGGCAGCGCAGGCGAGCTGTATCTCTCAAAGCTCGAAAAGAAGCTGCTCGGCGTCGGGGACCGCATCGGCGCCCGCAGCCCTTTGGAGGGAATGTGCGATGATACGCGGGATTAACGTTACACTGTACCAAAAGCAGCAGACCGGCGAGGACGCGTTCGGCGCGCCGGTGTTTAATGAAGTGGCAGAGACGGTGCACAACGTGCTCATCGGCGAGCCGACAACGGAGGAACTCGTAAATGAATTGCAGCTTTACGGCAAGCGGCTCGCGTACACGCTGGCACTGCCGAAAGGCGACGCGCACGACTGGCACGACGTGACGGTTGAGTTTTTCGGGCAGCGGTTTCGCACATACGGAGACGTGACGGAGGGCATCGAAGCGATGATCCCGCTGCACTGGAACAAAAAGGTGAAGGTGGAACGGTATGGCTAAGGTGAAGATTGAACTGAACAGCAGCGGTATACAGGCGCTGTTGAAATCTTCGGAGATCATCTCGGCGCTGAAGGAGCCTGCGGAGAGCATCCGGGCGACGCTCGGCGACAAGTTCGAGACCGACACGCATATCGGCAAGACGCGCGCGAACGTCTCGGTTTTCACCACCGACCCGGAAGCCATGGAGATGAACATGGAAAACAATGCGATGATAAAAGCCGTCGGCGGGTACTTCCGTACAAATAAGGACGGCTCGAAGAAATTTGTCAAAGCGCCGCCTAAGAGGAAGAAAGCATGATCGAAGTCATCATCAAAAATTATCTCGCGGAAAAGCTTTCGGTGCCGGTGGTGCTGGAAGTCCCGGCAGACCCGCCGAAAAGCTTTATATTGCTCGAAAAAACGGGCAGCAGCCGCGAGGAGCGCATTGACCGCGCGATGCTGGCGATCCAGTCCTACGCGCCGTCCATGTATGGTGCCGCAAGGCTCAATGAACGCGTGAAAGCCGCCATGGACAGCGCCGCGGATCTGGATGCCGTCAGCGCATCGCGGCTTAACAGCGATTACAATTTTACGGACACGACGACAAAACGATACCGCTACCAGGCGGTGTACGATCTCGTTTATTACGACGAGTGAAAGGAGCATGAATAATGAGCACAGCAACCAATGTAAGCACAGGCAAGCCGAAAGTAGGCGGCGCGATCTACCGCGCACCGCTTGGCACGGCGCTGCCGACCGACGCCAAAACTGCGCTCACCGAAGCGTATAAAAATCTCGGCTACGCATCCGACGCAGGCGTGGTGAACTCCAACTCTCCGCAAAGTGGCAACATCAAAGCGTGGGGCGGCGACAATGTGCTGACCTATCAGAACGAGAAAACCGACACGTTCGCATTTACGCTCATCGAAAGCCTTAACAGCGACGTGCTGAAAGCGGTGTATCTCGATGAGAACGTCACCGGCGATCTTGAAAAAGGCTTGACAGTTAAAGCAAACGGCAAGGAACTCGCCGCTGGCGTGTGGGTTATCGACATGATTATGCGCGGCGGCATTTTGAAGCGCGTCGTCATTCCGAACGGTACAATCACCGAGGTGGGCGACGTGACGTATGCGGACGAAAGCGCCGTAGGCTACGAGGTCACCGTGACCGCCGTGCCGGACAGCGCAGGCAACACGCATTACGAGTATATGAGCAAGCCGGCAGCGGCATAAGGAGGTAGATCATGATTAAAGGTAAAACAAGTAGCGGCTTCGAGTTTGAAATCGATGAAGGCCTGAAAGACGATATGGAGCTTGTAGATGCCATAGCAGAGGCAATGGGCGAAAATTCGCTTGCAATCTCAAAAGTTTGCTTAATGGTTTTCGGCAAAGAGCAGCGCAAACGCCTTTATGATTTCCTGCGCGACGAAAACGGACGCGTTTCGGCGGAAGCGGTATCAGAGTGCACAATCGAGGCAATTAAAGCAAGCGGCGACGCCGGAAAAAACTAATCATCCTTGCCCGTATGATTGCAGCGGACAAAAACGCATTGATCTGCGACATGGCAGAGACCTACGGCGTATTTGATTTGCAAGCACTGCCGGTACCCATGTTGGCGACGCTTGCGGCAGGATTACGGGATAATTCGAGGATCAAAATAAAACTATCGGGAGCGCGTGCAGCGACGGACACCTTGCTTTTGGTGTCCATAGCTGACGCGCTTAATTTTTTAGCATGGGCAAAAACGAAGGCAGCGCAGACCGGCAAAAACCGCCCCAAATCGTTTTTGAACGCGTTTACGGAAGTGCCGCAAACGCACGACGAAGTGACGGGCTACCGCACGCCGGAAGACTTTAAAGCCGCATGGCAGCGGTTAGGGGGTGAATCAAATGGCAACTGAAATTGCAAAGGCGTATGTACAGATCGTACCCTCAATGCAGGGTATACAAGCGCAACTCTCAAAGAGTTTAGCCCCGGCAGTCGAGACGAGCGGCAAAGAGTCGGGACAGAAGATGGGCAACGCGCTCGCGGGCGGATTAAAGTCTGCGGCAAGCTCTATCGGCAAGGCGTTTACCGCCGCAGCGAAAGCCGCAGCCGTGGAATTCGGTACGGCTGCGGCGTCGGTGGCGGCGGTTGGCAAGTCGGCGCTGAATGCGTATGCGGATTATGAGCAGCTTGTCGGCGGTGTGGAGACGCTGTTCGGAAATGCGTCGGACAAAGTGCTGCAAAACGCAAACCGAGCATTTCAGACGGCCGGTCTTTCCGCCAACGAATACATGGAGACGGTGACGAGCTTTTCCGCATCGCTTTTGCAAAGCGTGGGTAAGGACACAAAAAAAGCGGCGGAATATGCCGACCAAGCCCTTGTGGATATGTCCGATAATGCCAACAAAATGGGCAGCAATATGCGCGACATTCAAAACGCCTATCAGGGATTTGCCAAACAGAACTACACGATGCTTGATAACCTCAAGCTCGGCTACGGCGGCACAAAAGAAGAAATGGAGCGCCTTATCGCCGATGCAAACAAGGTGAAGCAGGCAAACGGTGAAATGGCAGATCTGTCGATAGATAGCTTTGCGGACATCACCGAAGCGATCCACATTGTACAAACGGAAATGGGCATCACAGGCACGACGGCAAAGGAAGCCAGTACAACCATTCAGGGCTCTGTCGGCATGATGAAAGCATCGTGGAAAAACCTGCTCGTCGGCGTTGCGGACGATACACAGGACTTCGGCGGGCTGATGGATAACTTCGTGGACAGTGTGGGAATAGCCGCAAAGAACATTCTGCCGCGTGTAGAAACGATTTTAGGCGGTATCGGCAGTCTGGTCGAAGGCTTGGCTCCCGTGGTCGCACAGGCCGTCCCACAGCTCGTGACGACGATTCTGCCCAGTATGGCGTCGGCTGCCGCATCGCTGCTGAAGGCGTTTGCGGGCAGTCTGGTCGAGCTGGCACCGGCATTGTTGCAGTCGGCGCTCAGCGGTATACAGACGATCCTTGTAAGCGGCCTGAATGTGCCGCAGGGGCTTGCGGATAACATCATGCACGTTTTTGATAATGCTGCCAAAGCGATAGAGAATGTTTTGGGTGCGGTCAAAGATGCAATCGGTACGATTGGCAGCGCTTTGAGCAACGCAGAAATAGACTGGGGCGGCATCTGGGACGGCATTGCAGACGCAGTATCAGTTGCCGGTGATATTATCGCCGGAGTGTGTACAGCAATCGGAGACGCTGTGGTTTATGTAGGCGGTATTGTCGGTACAGCTTTTCTGGCGGTCGGCGACCAACTCGGCTGGCTTGTTGAGCAGGCGCAAACAGACGGAACGGCAATCCATGCTGCATGGACAGCGGTGCAGGATGCTTTCAGTGCGGTGGGCGATGTAATCGGCATGGCATTGGAGGGTTTATCCTCTCTATTCAGCTCATTCTTCGCGGATAATCAGTCGGGCACAAGTTTGTTTTCTGCCGTATGGGAGTATGCGGCAACATATCTTGCAACGATTGCGCAGACCATTGCCGGTGCGATACAGGGCATTGCGGACGCAATCAAATGGCTTGTGGACGAAGCGCAGACGGACGGCACATTTATCAATGCGGTGTGGACGCAGGTGCAGACGATGTTCGAGACGGTGACAGGCGTCATTTCGTCACTGTTCTCCGCGTTTACAGCAGCGCTCAACGGCGACTGGAGCGCATTCGGCGAAAATCTGCTCAACGCCGGACAAATATTCCTCGGCGGGCTCGCTAACCTTTGGAATAACGGATGGACAGCGATTGGTAACTTTGCAACGCAGATTTGGAATGCAATCAAATCCTCTGTTTCCAATATCATCAACGGCATAAAATCCACGATCGGCACGGTGGTGGACGCGATCAAATCCAAGGTGACGGCGGTGTTTTCGGCGGTAAAAACGGCGATCGAAAACCCGATAAAGGCAGCCAAAGAGACGGTCACGTCAATTTTTAACGCCATTAAAAAGGGCATCGAAACGCCGATCAATGCGGCGCGGGACGCGGTGCGCAACGCGATCGACAAGATCAGGGGCTTTTTCAATTTCTCTTGGAGTTTGCCAAGGCTAAAGCTTCCGCACATCTCCATTACGGGCAGCTTTAGCCTTGTGCCGCCGCGTGTGCCGCATTTCGGCATATCTTGGTATAAAAAAGCCATGAACACGCCGATGCTGCTGAATAATCCGACGATCTTCGGCGCGGTAGACGGCTCTCTGCTCGGCGCGGGCGAAGCGGGCCCCGAGGTCGTCTCGGGCGCTGCAACGCTGATGGACATGATCCGCTCGGTTGTGGATGACGCGCAGCAAACGGACGGCATGCCCGTCACGGAGTTGCACGCTATTTTGACGATTCTGCGCGAAATTTTGCAGATGCTCACCGGCGGCTCTCCGCGCGACGAAAAGCTTGCAGCGATGCTGGCGGACGCGATCAGCCGGATACAGTTGCAGGTGAACGCGGTGTTCGACCCACGCGAAGCCGGTCGTGCACTTGCACCGGAAGTGGACAAGCGGCAGGGCGGCACGGCAGTTCTGCGTGAAAGGGGAGTGGTCTGATGGGCGTGCTCATCGGCGAAAACGATATGTATACGGACTTCGGCATGATCTTGACGGATTTTTCGCTTGAAATACCGGAGGTCAAAACGAAATATCAGGAGTTGCCGCTCGAAAACGGCAGCATCGACCTGTCCGAGGTCGTCACGGGGCGCCCGGTGTACGGGCTGCGCACGCTCAAACTGACGTTCAAGCGGCGCGGCGCTTCGGCATCGGAGTGGCTTTCAGTGTGCTCGCAGATTGCGTCTGCGGTGCATGGCAAACGCCTGCCGATTACGCTGCCCGATGACCCGAACCATTATTATTTGGGTCGTATCGCCTGTGCGCCGGGCGTGAAGGAATACGGTGCGGGCACGTTTGAGGTCACAGCGGTGTGTGACCCGTACAAATATGCGCAGACCGAGAGCACAGCTTCGTGCGGCGCGGACACGACGGCAGTTTTAAACAATGGCGACGAGATCGTCTCGCCGACCTTTACGGCATCGGTGGAAGGCATGACGGTGGCGCTCAACGGCGGCGCAGCATACAGCATCGCGCAGGTGGGCAAGGCCGTAAAAATCCCCGAATTGTTGCTTTTGCCCGGCGCGAATAACATCACCGTGACCGGCACGGGCAACGTCGTTTTGACTTGGCGCGAGGGGGTGTTGTAAGTGTTCAAAATTACGGCGCAAAACCGCAGCGGTATAACCTATACGTTATATGATCCCCGTAGCCCGGATTTAAAGCTCATCTCACCGACGTGCAAAACGGCTGTGAACAAAGCCGGACTGCTCACCTTTTCGGTGCCGCTGACGCACCCGCACACAGACAAAATCGCAAAACTCGATACGGTGGTAACGCTGTGGCAGGATGATGCAATTTTGTTCCGTGGGCGTGCGCTCAACGACGAGTGGGATTTGCGCAGCACGCGGAAAATCGAGGTCGAGGGTGAGCTCGCTTACCTTAACGACAGCGTGCAGCCGCTGACGGTGTACCATGACATGACGGTGGCGGCATACTTTGCGAAGCTTATCGAGCTGCATAACGCACAGGTGGACGAAAGCCGACGCTTTACCGTGGGACAAGTCACCGTGACAAACAGCACCGACAACGTGTACCGGCAATCGGACTACGAGAGCACCATGGACACGCTGCAAGATAAGCTCCTTGACCGTATGGGCGGCTATCTTGTGATACGATACGGAAAAGATGGCACGCGGTATTTGGATTACCTCAAAGAGTACGGCAACGTAAACAGCCAGCGGATCACCGCAAGCACAAACCTGCTCGACATGCTGCACACCGTGCGCGGCGAGGACGTTGCGACGGCCATTATTCCGCTCGGTGCGCAGCTCGACGAGGACAAGGTGGGCACGGTAACACCACGCCTTACAATCGCTGCGGCAAACGACGGAAAAGATTATATCTACGATGCGGACGCGGTGGCAAAATGGGGCTGGATTTATAAGGTCGTCGTGCACAACGACATCACGCTGGTCGAAAACCTCCTGCGTGCAGGCTATGCCGACTTAGAGGCGGCAAAATATCTGCGGGGCAGTATCGAGGTGGATGCGGTCGATTTGCACCTTGTGGATAGTTCCGTCGAGCGCATTAAGCTCGGCGACATGATTCTGTTTTCGGCTCCGGACAGAGCAACGCCCATATCGATGCTTGTATCCGAGATCGATTTGCCGGTGGACGAACCGGGGGACGCGACCTACACGCTCGGCACTTCATACCGCACGATGACAGAGCAGCAAGTCGACGCGCGGAAAGACTTAGGCGAGCAGCTCGAGCTCGTGCGGGACGAGACGAACAAGCGCACAGACAAAGTGCGGCAGGAGCTCACCGATTATAAGGTTGACGCGCGGAAGGACATGGACAGCATCACGGCATCGGTAACGGAGACCAGGACGGAGCTGACCACGACGACCGAAAACGTGTATGACGCGCTGGGGCGTTTACAAGATACCGCAGTCTCTACAGAGGAGCTTGAAAGCGTTAAACAGCTGCTCATCACCCAATGGAGCGATCAGCTCGAATACCGCTTTACACAGGTGACAAATCTCATTGACAGCACAAACGGCACGATAGCGGAAAATCAGCGGCTTTTAGAGCAGTATATCCGCTTTGAAGGGGCGCGAATTACGCTCGGCCGCAGCGACAGCGCCATACAGGCGGTGCTCTCCAACGACCGGCTCGAATTTGTTGAAAACGGTCAAACCATTGCGTATATCTCCAATCGTATGCTGTATATCACGGATGCGCATATCACGGGCAGCTTGTCTTTCGGCAACGCGGACACGGGCTTGTATATGTGGCGTTATAACGCGGAGGCTGACACGTTTGATCTTGAGTTTGAGGGGGACGACTGATGGGCAAAAACAGCTATAAAGCCCAGCTCAACTACTACGACCACAACTATGGGTGGGGCAATGCGGGCACATGCGCGCAGGGCGACGGCCGCACGTGGGGCGCGGGTTCGGCACGCACGGGCGTCATGTACTTTCCGGGCCTCTCGAACCTAAAAGGTAAAATCATCAACAGTGTCAAAATTACGGTCACGAACCGCGCGGGCGGCCAGAACGCGCAGAAGACCGCGCATTTCTTTCGTTCGGCATCGCAAGGCGGCATCAACACATCGCTTGGCGCGGGGCACAAGACCGGCAACCAGATTGGCACGCTTTCGGGCTGGTTCCATGCATATGCCGCGGCGAGTTTGAGCTTCACACCGACGTTCTTCAGCTCGTACATAGCGGCGGGCGAGGACACATTCTGTATTTATTCAGCGACGGCTTCGGAGTATCTCGTCTGGGGCGCGGTCACGCTGGAAGTCGCGTGGCAGGAGCCTGCAACACAGCCGAGTTTAAGCGCTGCAACCGTAGAGATGGGCAAGGCCGTGACGATCAACACGCCTGCGGTAAACAACGCCTACAGGCACACACTGCGCTACGCGTTCGGCAGCGCATCCGGAACGATTGCCACGGGCATTGCAAGCAGCGTGAGCTGGACGCCGCCGGTGTCGCTCGCAAATCAAATACCGTCCGCCACGGCGGGCAGCGGTACAATCTATTGCGATACATATTCCGGCAGCACGCTCCTCGGCACAAAGTCCGTAAGCATCACGCTCACCGTCCCCGGCAGCGTAGTTCCGTCGGCGGGCACGCTTTCGGCAGCGCTCGCCGAAGACACAAGCGGCACGGGTCTATACGTAAAAGGCATGGGCAAAGCAAAGCTGACGCTTTCCGGAGCATCCGGCGCATACGGCAGCAGCATCACCTCGTACACGATCACCGGCGGCGGATGGACGGCCACAAATGGCGCATTGACAACCGGCACGTTGGCATCGGCGGGTAACATCACATTCACGGCCACGGTGACGGATTCGCGCGGACGGAAAGCCAGCACTACGCGCACAATCAGCGTCATAGACTACACAAAGCCCGGCGTAGCGGTGTGTGACGTGTACCGCTGCGATGCAGACGGCAACCGCAAAAAGGCAGGCACCTATTTTGCCGTGGAGATCAATGCGAGTTACAGCGCAATCACCGGCAACACCTTGAGCATTACAGCTCGATACAAAAAGCAGTCCGAGAGCAGTTACGGCACCGCGGCGAACGTTACCAACAACGGCAAAACCGTGCTCGGCGGCGGAAATATAGGCGCGTCCACCACCTACGACGTGCTCGTGACGGTGGCGGACAAGTATAACAGCTTACTTATCCAGCGTACTCTGTCTACAAAAAGTGTGCTGCAATCCTTCAAACGCAGCGCAGGGGCGGCCATCGGCAAAGTGGCAGAATTGGAGAATTGGCTGGACATACAATGGGACACACTAATAAGAGGCCATTTACGTGTAGACGGCGGCATAATGAATAATGGATACAAAAAGCCGATACAAGATTTGTTGTGGATTGATTATAGCGGCAACGATCCATACAAAACGGAAGCGAATTACGATTGCGTAATTGCAACGGAAGATGCAAGTGCACTAAGTAATTGCCCGGTATCATCGGGCGCGTTTTATGCGTACCGAAAAGTGTATCCTATTTATTCGCCGCAATTTGACCATTGCAAAATAGTTGTAGAGTTGCATGAGTCGTGGCCCAAAAAAGGGCGTGTGTGGGTAACTGCGTTTGACCCGAATAACGGTTGGGGCTCGTGGCATGCGGTTGCTGATTGTGACGACCTATTGCTACTGCAACAAAGATTAAATCTTAATAATATATGGAGCGGGCAGCTTACGTCTGGCAGTGCTACAATAAGCGACGGCGCGAACTACTCGTATTTAATCGTTGCAGGTATGGCCGGGGCTAATAGTAACTGGGTAACTCAAATCATTCCAAACGGTTGGGGCGCGCACATGGAACTAACCAATCAAGATCATTGGTTGGCATATAAAACGGAGATATCTGGTAACGATACTATACTCACAATTTTGGACAATCGATACAGCGGATGGATCCAGTGGGTCTATGGCGTAAACAAATATCAAGGGTGATAAGATGCAGATAACCTTAAACGATCAGGGCTATATCAATAACTATGCGCTCATCGGCGGGCTTGTAGACGGCGTCGAGATAGAGGCGCCCGACGATCTGCTGGAGGACTTTAAGCAGCACCCGGAGGCGTATAAGGTGGCAGATGGTGTGCTCGTGCTCGATGCAGATAAGCTCAAGTCCGACGCGGATGCGGCGGAGCTAACCGTCATTCGGCGGCGCCGCGAAACCGAGTGCTTTGCGTATATCAATCGCGGCGAGCTGTGGTATAGCCTACTCACAGACGAGCAAAAAGCCGAGCTTGCAAACTGGTATCTCTCTTGGCTTGACGCGCCGGAGACGCGGACAATCCCCGCACCGCCGGTGTGGCTGGATAAACTTTAAAATTTTAAGGAGGCAAAAATGAACAAAGCAACTGTACTTAAATCCGTAACGGCAGTCGTTGGGGCGGGGGTCGCGGCATACTGCGGGCAGCTGGCCGCGCCGGTGCTCGTGCTGCTGTGCATGATGGTGATCGATTACGTCACCGGCATGGT